CGCCAATCGCAACACTACCTGCAACACTATTTAATATTAAATCTCCACCAGCGGAATTTCCCGCCGTAAAAGCTTGTAATTTTGTGTATGTATTTCCGCTTGTAGCGCCCGTTTGAAAGTAGCACCCACTTCCAACACTTCCTGACACAAAATCATTATTCGTGAAAAATGCGCCCGTGTCCGTTGAACTTCCCAAAAGAGTATGAAAAGTTGCAGTTGGTGTTGGCGTGAGAAAACCTATCCTGCTATTTGTGATATCAATTGAAAAATAATTAGGGGTGAAATTTGCGTCTATTGAGACCCCCCCACCGAACCCGAACACACCTGATCCAGGGGTATATCCCAAACTAATCACGTTAACAGTCGATCGAATAAATGCTGCAAATTGCCCAGCTCCAGTTGTTGCACGAGTTATCTGTAGTGTTTGTCCGTAATTTGTCGAATCTTGAATCGCATCGGTTATATTTAATTTGGCAGGTGTTAATGCGCTTCCCACGGAAAATTTTCCAGGCATAATAAAACTGCCTGCGGTAGATGGAAATGAAACCATCGCGTAAGAACTCAAAGCGACACTTTGATTATTAGTTAAAGTTAGAGCGTTCGACCCGGAGGTTTTAAAATTAAAACCTCTTGCATTGCCGGTTGAATCATAGAAAAAAGTACCATCATTAGATCCGCCAGTTACATTCGCAAAGAAAAATCCTTTTTCACCAGTTGGAGATAAAAAACTTGCGTAGCAAAAACTATTACTATCCAAAACGATTATGGATTGAGCGTTTGCATTCATGCCAGAAACAGGAAATACAGGTAATTTTAAATGCAACGGATAAAGTGGCGCTACATTTATTCCTACACTACCAAATTGAACATTCGATGTAGTAGCAATCGATTGAGGAAGAGTTAATGTGATATCTCCCGCCTGAGCACTACCAGTCGTTCCGTTAACTAAAACTTGTGATGCCGTCCCAGTAACTGAAGAAACATAACTACTTTCACTGATTGAAAGTGTTAGGGTACCTCCAAGTGTAATAGAACCACCACCGCTCAATGGGCCGCTAGTATTGATAGTAAAATCATTAGCACTCACTGAACCAGTATTAACAGAAAAATGAGTAGCATCAAATGATGCTACCCCCAATGTTGAAGTTGTTGAAACGTTAGCAGCAATTGTTACAGCACCAGATTGAGCGCTTCCAGATAATCCGTTGGCTGTTAAAGGAGCAGTAGCAGTGATAGATGTGACACCCAATGAACTTAAATCTTGCCACGACGGCGGACTTCCAGTAGTCGCAGCTAAAACTTGCCCCGTTGTTCCGTTTGCTAAAAAAGAAGGAATTCCTGTCGTTCCAGAAATTAAAACGCCATTATTAGAGGCTGTTATTCCACCTATTATATTATTAGAGGAACTATATAAAATTTGATTAATCGAAGTTGTGGCAGGATAGGTTGCACTAGACCATGACGGAGCACTTGAGGAGCCAGATAAAAGAATTTGGTTAGCAGTAGCGGTGCCTGAAAGAATAGCCGCTTGGGTTGCCGTGGAATAAAAAATACCGCCATTAGAAGCCGTTAAGTTAGCGTTTGTTCCTCCTCGACTTAAAGATAATTGACCTGTCCATCCAAGTTGTAGAGAGGTTGCCGCTAAAAGTGCAACTGATGGAGATCCTCCTAGCGTCAAAGTCACATTCGTATCGTCTATCTTAGTAAGCTCAGAAGGCACAACAGAAGGAATATCTGAAAGATAAGCCACCGTTCCAGACAAATCTTGCCATGTTACTGTTATGGTTTTGCTTGTTGAGGGAAAATTAAAAATCGTTTCATGTACCAAGCTTGTTCCAGTTTTAAAGGATACTTGATTAGTTAACGCGCTAGATTGAAAATCAAAAATGCCTGTATTTTTAGTTGAAAAAGTAAGAGAAATATTAGCATCAGATCCATTAGCTGAAATAATTGGTGAATTTCCTATGGAATTATTAGAAAATTCTATATAGTTCACAGCAGAAGGAGTCGAGATGAATTGTAAAATGACATTACCATTCGCATCTTTTATCCCGGCAGGAGATTGAAAATATCCTGTAAATCCTGGACCATAATAATCTGTCCCATTAACAGCTATATCCAGTGTTGCAGTCCCTGAAGAAACTGTCTGTTTTAATATTCCGTTAGAAAGCAACCCTAAATTTTGGGCGCCAGGTAAACTTGCATCAGCCGTATAAGTAATAAAAGGCCCAGCAACAAAAGAGCTTCCTTGAATTTGTACCCACTCTGCTAATATAGGATTGTAATATTCATACAGTTGATCGTCAGTATTAAAACGCAAACGATAGTTAACAGCACTAGAAGGCACTGGTCTTTCAGCGGTAGTACCTGATGGCAAAAAAGTCCAAGGATTATTAAATAGAACATTCTCACCACCTAATAATCCTGGCACTTTATCATTGTTGGCGATGTTTCCGCCATCTATCATCTGGCTAAATTTAATAGTATCTACCATCACGATATCCTTGTGATTAGTGATATTAACCTTAGATTTGTCTCAGTGAGACTCCAATGTAAGCGTTAGTATCAGGTGTAATAAAATGTAAAACATCTCCTCCATTTACATAACGTTTCTTCGGTTTAAATTCATTATAAGGCTGTTCACCTACTGTACCTCCTGCAGGAATTGTAGGCGTAGCATTTTTACGAACAAATACGTTTGAACTTTGGTTATATTCAAAATACGCTTGATATTGTTGATCGTATGTACCAGGTACAGTCCATGTTTCTTCAGTGTTTGCTAAACAATTAACTTGTATGCACGTGTCGCTAAATGGCATTGTTTCTATATAATTTGCATTCCAGGCAATAGTCATATTTAAATCCTTTTAAATAATTATTGATATCTAATACACTTTTTAACTAAAAAGGTTGGTTGTACGTTATTGTGTGCGCCTCCGCCACCGGTATTTCCAATAGTGCCAGATGGAGATTGAGTGTTTGAATTTTGACCCAAAACAGTTGGGTAAAACGGCTCTCTGTCAGTATCTTGAGCACCATTTAATGTATGGGTATGTGATGGCATTTCAGGTATGGTTAAAGTATGAGTTGATGCCCCCCCTGAAAGTCCAACACCATTCACTCCGGAAAACAATGATCCATTAGCACCCGCGGTAGTAAATCCTTGTAAATTTGGGACATTAAACGTAAGTGATCCGTCTCCAGCACCATATGCAAAAAACCTCACTGAGGATGGTCCTGTATCTGTCGCATTTGCAGACATTGTGATCGTTGTGCCTACGATATTGCTAATCGTGGTAGAAGCAGGAATACCATTGCCCTCTATTGCCATGCCGATGTGATAATTTGCATTTGATACTACAGTAAAGGTATTAACACCATTCGTTAAAGTTACTGTTTCGGTTGTAGTTAATGCACTAAATAATAAATAATCCCGTACACGATTTTTAGCCGTGCCATCACATAAATAATAGTGTTCAGGCACAACAAAACCACCAAAATCAATAATAGCGCCCACTGGTACAATTGGATAAGCACGGTTATAGGTATGATCGATTTGTCTATCAATTGAATCCTGTTCAAATGAAGGCTGAATGGGTACCTCTTGAACCACAATTTGAAAGCTTGTGAGATAAATATCAATATTGCTTGGTAAACGCATTAAATAGTCAATATAAGCTGCTGGTGGCGTATCAGGATTAGTAGAAGTTGATAGCTCTGCGTAACCTACATATTCATTCCATGCCTCGTTAATTGACGTTAAAGGCAAGACGGTTCCCAAAGCTGAATCATTCGAATCAACTAAATTAGCACTAATCGACTGGGGACTTCCTTCTAATCGTGCAGTCACTGTTGTCGATACTATTTTGTTTGCCCACAACATCCCATTTTGTTGAAATCTCTGTCGTAACATTACTGAATCATTTGTCCAGCCAAGCATTGTTAATCTAAGCGCATAAGGAGCATTAGAAGGATTTGCATTAGAATCATCTAACGATACTTTTTCAATAGTAACACTTCCGGTTCCCCCTAATAAAAGTGTCCACCCTGGTGCAATTTCAATTGGATCAGGGTCAGTCCCACTAATTGTTACAGGATTTTCTAAACTCATTAATGCAAATTGAGGATTGGTTATTTGATTAGCAGAAGCAAAAGCCACGGTGTCAACTGGAATAGCTCCACCCGCGCCGGGTACATAATTATTTACCTCATAAATAAGAGGATATTGTTGTGTAGGTCCTTGTCGAAATTCAAGACGATAAACTTTATCATCTTCGTAATAAATATCATCAGGAAGAGTGCCATTAGCTAAAAATCTAATAGGTTGTGTCCATTCCTGATCTAAATCAGGATCATGATAAACAGTCGCAGGAATATAAGGAATAGAATTTTCAAGCACGAATAAATAAAACGTGTCATCGAATAACTTGCCCTGAAGATCTACTTCAGACCAAATCGGATTAGATCCTCTTATCCCTAATGCCATATTGATATCCTTATCAACAATTAGTTTAATTATACATCATTTTTAATTTTTTCTTTAATCCTTAACAAAATTTTTCCCTTTTTTATAGCCAAATCCAATTGAAGCTGCAATAGTAGTAGGAATACCTAATTTTTTTATGACTGGCATTACTGCTTCTTTAACACGCATATATTGTCTATAATTTTTTATTCCTGTTTTTAACATATCAGCTTCTACGTGCATTCCCTGATTTCGTAATGAATTGTCTAATTCAGATAACATACTTTTTCTTAAATCTCCTATTTCAGGAGCTAGTAGTCTTTCTGAAGCTAAAGGAGAACCTGATAAATCTCTTTGATATTTTCCTAATTGTGATCTTAAAGAATAAGAAGCTGGATATTCTCCAGACATACTTTTTGAAAGAAGTTGTCTTGTAGCTTCGGTATTAGGCAGATATTTTTTTGCTTCATTAATAATTTCAGGAGAATAACTAAAATTATTTTCACCAAATGCTTTTGCGGCTTTTTCAACAGCATTTAATTGATGTGTTCCAATTAATCTACGGGCTGCTCCTCTTAATAATCCAGCGCCTCCTGCCATTAAAGGTAAATATTCTATCCCTCCTTGAATTAACTTATCCATTAAAGTTCCTTCATCTGGTTGTCCTAATAATTCAGAAAAATTATAATTCTCCTGTTTAGGAATATAATCAGAAAGTTTGATATTCTTATATTTTTGAAAATGACCGGGAACACTTTTCCCTATTTCATTAGAAATATTACTTAATTTATTTTCGATTAAAGATGTAATATCATGAGGGAAATTAATCGTAGAATGGCCTAGTTTTGATAGGCCAATTAAAATATTACGCGGCAATTTTTTAAAAAATCCTTCTGGTTGAGAAAGATTATCTAAATATACACCTGGATCTTGTTCGTTTTCATTAATAGGTATTAATTGACTTTCAAAGTCATTGTTTTTTTCTTCTACTGGCTCTAATAATGATAAATCAAATTGTGAACTAGCCACGTTTCCACCCCGCTGGTAAATGAGCTGCATTTTCTTTCGTGGTTTTAAATTTCTTACCTTTTGGATCAATAACAATAACATCTCTTGCATTATTGATATTTTCATTGCTAGAAGGTAATTCATCATTATTCATTTTTTGTTCGTGTTGCGCTTGCATTTCAGGATCGTAAAATAATTTTTGTGTTGCAGGCGTTAATTTTTTAGCTTTTTGACGAGCATCAGATAAAGCTTTTTGATATCTCATACCAGCATTAAGATTAGCACTCGATGGTATATTATATTCTCTTATTAATTTTTGAATAATTCTAGGAATATCTTGAGATTCTAGTGATTCTCTTAACATAGAATAGGTACGATTAGTACGCCCTGCTCTCAAAGTAGAAGCTTCGTTTACAGTAGTTGCTCCTAACATTTTAATTGATAATAAATAATCATCAAATAACTGTCTTGCTTTTGGATCTATTTTATAATTTGCTGCTGCTTGTTGAAGACGATTAATAGATCCTTCCCCAGAAAAAGGAGACGCACCTTTATAAACTATAGGATAGAGTTCATTAAATAATATATTTCCTTGTTCTGATTCACGGTCTTTTTCACTTAAAGGTATTTCTTTTCCAAGAGCTTTGCCGGTTTTTTCATCAAAAAATTCTGTTTCACCTGGTCTTAATCCCTTTTTAGTTCTTGCTCTTAAATCACTTAAATCATTTTTAGCATCAATTTGTGCATCGTAAGCAGCTTTAGCATTTTTATATACTTCACTATCTGCACCATATTGATTTTTAAGTTTATCTAAATCAGCCGCATATCTTGCTGGACCTTCAAGTGGAGATCCTTGTTTTAATTTTTGTTCCATTATTTTTGCTCGTAAATAATCAAATGATTCTTTCTGTGATAAAGCTTGTTTTCTTAATAGCATATTTTGAATAAATTGATCTTTTTGTTGCTTTAATCTTTCACGCTCAATAATAGGCTGCATTATACGGCTCATCATACTTGAACCCGTATCAAGTCCTTGAATCAAAGAAGTTCCTGGTGATTCTGGCATCGGTATATTTAGTGCCATTCCCTACCTCCAAATTATATAAACCAATCTTTAATTCCACCACTGGAAGAAATTCCAGCATCCTTACCAATACCACCCGTATAAAGACCTATCCCAGTTCCTAAAAGCTTTCCAAATAAATCACCGGGTGCATTTTGTTGGCCAAATGCCATTTGAGCAGAGTTATTTCCCATATTCATAGCATTTTGACTCATTGCATTAGCAGCACTGGCCCCCGTATTAAATATATTATTTCCAATATTTGCACCGGCTAAATATTTTTGCATCAAACTATCAAGATAATTTTGCCTATCTTGTAAACCAATCTGTGTAGTGCCACCCTGGATTGCATTCAAAGCAGTATTCGATCCCATAAGTCCTAAACTACTCGCTGCATCTAAACCATGCTCTTTAGCTAAAGATTCAGCAAATTTTGCAGACGGTGACTCAGTATAGCTATTTGTCCATTCTGCTTGTAATGAGGCAGGATCAAGTAATCTTTTCATTGCCTCTGATAAATTAGCGTGTGCATCTTGGCCAAATTGATTGTATGGCTGTAAATAGTTTTGTCCTTGATCGTAATATTGATTAAGTTGATCTTGCGCTTTTACATATCCCTTTTCAGGGTGAAAAAAACTATCAAACATGCCCATATTATCTCCTTATGGATAAGAGGTCGTAGTAAATTTAACTAACGATCCACCTTGTCTCCCTACGTAAATATTATTCGTATTGTCATATAAAATAACACCATCATTTAATTGTGCTGCTGTGTTCATATCTATAATTTCTGTTTGCGTATATCCCATTGCAGTTAACAAATTAAAAGCATTTTGAATGTCATTAATATTTTCATTTAACGCATCTACTAAAACCCATAACCATTGCAAAAATTGTGTGTCAAAATTACTATTTGCAATTGGTGCAGAATCAATCCTATCCAGAAAAATAGTCATTAATTAGCACCTCCGCTCACACGTTTAGTGTTACGAACACCCCCTAATATCACAATTGGAGTCGAAGAAACACAAACCAGGTGATAACACCGATTTCTACTACATCCTAATTCATACCAACGCATGCGCCATCTATATTCACCTAAAGGACTAAATTCTCTTAGGTCAGCAGGAAAATAAGTTTCTCCTCCATCATTAGAAAAATACAATTCAATATAAGGCTTAAACAAAGCCCAATAATGATTGTCATCAAAAGCAGGAGTATTTGTCCCTTCTTTAATAATAAATTTGTCATCCTCTGTAACCATATAAATAGGATGGTCCTTTGTGCTTTCTTCACCAACAATAAACGTAGTATTGAGAAAAGGAGCGCAGCTTTTATAAAAAGTTTTGTTGCCAAATACGAAATCGATTTCCACATATTCATCTGAAAACTCCGAATAATCTTCTAAAAAAATTTGTTTGGTAACCAATTCATAACGAAAAGGATATTTTAAAAAAGCATCTTCTGCTTGTTCATCTGGTTGATCAGGATTTCTCAATTCATTGTGATAAATATTACCAGACATTTGATAAATAGCGGGATCATCTTGCACTATTACTAAATGCTGATTGTTAAAATAAACATGTTTTTGTATGCGGTTTCTTTCTCCATTTAATTCAATACTTCTTCCCCACGTACCTGTTGAAAAATTGTATTCGATTGAATTAGCATTATCGATAATGTCTAAATCTCCAAACCCAACAAATTTACCAGATACTGCCCGATAAAAAATCGTATTTTCATATTGATATAAAAAACCATCTACTTCTGTAATTAAAAAAGGACTCACATCATCGGAATGTGATGAATTCTGAAGTAACACATTAATTGCTTCAGAAGAAATATTTTGAGGAGATTGTCCATTACTCATCACAAATGAAACAATTCCTTCTTGATTTTTAGCAAGCCACACCATCATACCAAAACCAACAGATAAACTATTTGGATCTGAAATGCCATAATCAAAATTATAAGAACTGTTCAATTTCCAGGGAAATTCTCTGGTTTCTCCGCCAACAGTAATTTGAGTAATGATATTTGCCCAAACATCTGTTGTGAAATCACACATAATGTAAAGCTGATTATGTAATACTGCAAATTGTCCAATAATACCAGATGCACGGCCATTTAGAGCAGCACCATTAACGGTAAAGTAAGTTCCCGCATTCCCTGATAAGTTAATCGTTGATAAGTAAAAATCCGGTGTTCCTTCCACGCTAACAACAAAACGGTTACCGAAAGCCGCAACGTATAGAGGTTTACCGCCAGTAGTAGATCCCCCGGGAGCATTGGGGTCGGTAACTACCTCTGCTGTGACCGACGAACCATCTTCTTTTATAACAAAAATATTGTTACCATCAGTCATCATGTTGTAAACCAAAGTACCTACGGCTAATGTGGAAAACCAAATAGCCGTTCCCAGTGTCACACTGATTGGTAAAACTTTACGATTGTAAAATCGGTCAAATTGATAAACAGTCGTTCCATCTACTACATATAAATAATTGATTGACTTAAATTCAACACGAGGTTGCGCATTAAAAATAAGTCTATTTTGATTAAGAAAACGCACATGCTTTCTCCCCATTGCTGGGTAAAGCGCCTGCTTTTTCTTACCAGAATCTACTTGAATGCCATACCAATTAGCGCAATCCATTGATCCGAATTGTGTAAAACGTTGTTTATCGTAATAGCAAAAAATAGGCAAAGGTTCTATATGAGCAACTTCTTGTTTTACTAATTGCGCCATTAAATACCTGCCCTGACACGCCAAGCGCCATTAAGTAAAGATTGTTCATCACCTGCAATTGATAAATTAACTTCGGAGGCTGCTTCCATTTGATCTTTAAGTTCACGATATTCTGCTTCTAAGTCGTCAGTCCATGCGCCACTACGACCTTTAAACTTAGAAACATATTTAGCTACGGCATAAAGTAAAAATAACTCTTGATAATCTGGTAATCCTTCTAACGTATCATTAGATGTCAATGGTAATTTCTGAAATTTACCACGAGCAAAAAATTCAAAATATTGACTAGGCGCAGGATAAAGTTGTGCTCTAACAATATGAGTTTCTGGAAAAGTAATAATAAATCGCGGCAAACCCTGCAAAGGTTCATATTTCCAAGTTGCTAAAAATTGATTTCTACTTTTATCAATTAATGGATAAGTCACCCCACTTAATTGAAGCCACGCGCTATCTAAATTAGCAAGTCTTCCTTCCTTAATATAAACAATGCTTGGTGTTTCAATTTCATGAGAAAAAGTCAGCACCGAAGATCCATTAATTGTGGCGTTCATTGTTAGAGTGATTACATTTCCAACAATGTCTAATATTTTAGTTAATGGAGGTATCCCGCCACCCGATACCCCATCGCCGACGCTGTAAATTGCGCCATCTGCTACCGTAAAACTAGGCGACACTTTAGTTAAAGTACAAGTTTCTTCTTGAGTAGTAACAGGCCCTACATAATCAGGTGAGGTAAAATAAATCTCTTTCATTGGCAAATTAATAGGGGCTGTGACTGTTTTAGCAATTGTGAGAAGTAATCCCGATGAAGCATAATTTGAAATAATTTTATTTAATACTCTAATAGCCAAATTTTCATCATCGCCATGCAATGGTACAGTTGGCGTTGAGGGTGTAATCAGCCGATACATTTGAAATACAAACTCTCGTACTGTACTTGCCATAAGTCTCTCTCATTAAATTAGTCGCCGTCAGTTACTTCAAATACTGAATCATCTTCTTTATTAGGTTTTGATTTAGATTTTCTGCTACGATTTTCATGTATCTGACTGGGTAACTCATCTATCGTTAAGTTATGAACCTCTGGTTTTGAGATTGTTTTTAAAGCATCCTCAACCGTTGCAAACCAAATACCGGATTGCATACTGGATTCAAACTCATCCCATGATTCAACAAGTTTCTTTTCTCCATTAGGGCCATAGATGAATGTGCGAAAATTTTTTTTATCAATTATTTTGCCAAGATAAATTGCTGGTGCTTCCTTCATATTTTTTTCTCCCTAGAAAATGGTGTCCCCTTGAAAGAGGACACCAAGTTTGATTACGAGCAGATACGAACTGCAAATTCAGGATTAATAGCACATCCACATATCACGTCTATTCTGTCCAATTGCTCGTAGTTTCGAATATCCGCACCTAGAGAGTAGGTCATTGCCAACTTATACAAGTCAGAATAACGGGTTACTGCCTCTACACCACCGCGCAATTCTTTAAGGGGAGGCGCAGCGAATACAACAGCTTGTGTGTGATACGCAAGAGATACATTGTGAGAATTTCTCAACAATATTTGAGCGCCATTTGGGATAGCGGCAGAAATATTCTGACGAGCACCCTCAATAACAATCGTTGGGTTAACCGGAATATTTGCTGTACCGCCACCTGTGGAAATAACGTCTTCCGTTACAACAAACTGAGCTCGTTGTGATAAAGATTCATACGTTAGTGGATTAACCATATATACTTCAGCATCATCGTCTATTTCGATAATGTCGCCCTTTCTAAAAGCTAATTCAGAAGGTACCAAGCCGGTTACAGCAATAGTATTGCCCGCAGAAATAGGACCGTTTGTTACTGTGCCACCGAGTTTAAAACCTGCGGGGGGTGAACCACCTGCTTGACCTGCACCTGCGATTTGACGAGTCAAGAAATTAGTCTTGAAGAAGTCAAAACCGGACAAGTGACCAATAAAACCGTCAATCAATGCCCCTGTGTTTACAGTGTTATTGAAAGTAGTGTAAAGATTGTTAGAAATATTCATGGAAGTTCTGGGGCTAATACCACAATAGCGTTTGCCATCTTCCGGAATCGCCAACTCCGTCATATAGGCATCAGCCTCTAAGATGGTATTGAAATCAATGGGAACGCCGGGCGTACCAACGGCTTGATAGGTTTTAGTTTGAAACTCTTGAGCAATGAATAGTTCCACCTTGTTAGCTAACCGTTTAGCACGTGGGGCATTCGCCATTTCTAAATAAGGTTCGTCTCTTGCGCGATCAAAGGTTAAATTAAAACCTGTGTAATCGATCATGATTCGATATTGTTTACTGATAGTTAATGGACGAATAATCTGTACGCGGGCTTCAGAAGTTGCACTCGCACCCTCCCCTCCGAGGTATCTTTCTTCTAAACGATAATCGAGGTTTTGGCCCGTTGCGAAGCGAAGATTTTTAAAATCGCCTTCTAAGTTTCTATTGGATGTTCTTGCGAAAGATAAACTGTTCCAGAAGCGAACGAATACGTCATCCAGAACGTATTGCGTTTCGCGAAAAATATTCGACATATTATTGTTCTCCCTGAACAAATAATTAGAAAAAATTGCTCTTTCGAGCGCCTTTTAACTTTTCATTTGTCCGACGGGCGACAATAATTACTCGTCTATTTTGGGTGATGGAATCCCTTACGCATCAATAAAATAATAATACTGTTAGGTATTATTTGTCAAATAATAAACCCATTTTTTTTTCTTTATATTTTTCCTTGTTAGATAAAGACATTCCAAAGTGCAAAAATGAAAGATACAAATTTTTTATTGCTG